ATCGTAACAGACGACAAAGCCTTTATCCCAAGTGCAAGAAGTTTTACGTTCATACACACTTGAGTGCTTACCGCTGGCGTTCTAAACGAACGCATTATCTGTTTGAGAGCGTCTAATAACGCAACTCCGGTTGATGCGCAGAATGCGCGGTGGGTTGACCAACCCACTGAAACTAAAATCATCCCCCCCAGCCTCCATAATGCGTGTTGGTAGTGGCCAGTAGTCTGGTGAATAATTTGTTGTTACACCAGAACGTGCTGAGGCTAGTGGGTTGTATCTAATTTCTATCTTCCTCGATGTCGTGGGTAGATGTTGACCACGACTGGTGAAGTCACTTGAGAAGGGTGTCAAAAGAGGTACATTTGGGGTGATGTTACCCATGGGCACAGAAAACTCGACGAAAGAACCGTCTTTGGAGCTCTTGATTATCTTCGGGTCTTGGACCAAGGATCGGTTAAGTCCTTTGGCGTTGTAAGGTAGCGTAGCGGTGCTCTGCGAGTCATATGTGGTATCAATGCATCCAACATCAGAGTAAAAATATGGTTGAATTGAAGGCAAGTTGACGCCCACGGCCAAAGATCGCGTAATTTCAAAAATGCCTCCATCACCATCTGGTGAATGTAAGTAATTGAACCGAGCGCCGTTGAGACATTTGCTGCCTTGCACTCTCATTGCATACCTCCGTGTGCCTCGAGCATAAACGTACATTTGCGCTATAATGTTTAACCATGATGGAACTTCGACGATAAAATACTTTGAGCCACCTCGGATGGTGCCATAACACCTTGAAGTCAGAAAAGATGCAGATGGTGCTCCATTTAATCCAAAATATGTTGGGTCTAAGACTAAAACGTCTGTAGAGACTGGAATTTGAGTGTCTAATTGCCCATCTTGCACTACATCTGGATAACGTAAGATGTAAGCATCTGAGAGTTGTCTTGTGAGTTGTCGCAAATTGGTTATCAGTTCACCATGCACGAGCTTGGCTCGTTCACGCGGTTCGAGATAACACGTGGGTATAAAGTTTGGAAAAGGGTTTCTCTGTGAAGAGGTGGTCGTAGGGTTCATTAAGTCAGATGAACCGAATCCCGGATTGGATTGGGCTTTGAATTGCCCTTGTTGAGTTAAGTCTACGTCCTCAGCTTTAGTGATGTTCAAACCGGCCAATAAAGGCAAGCTTGTCAGCACATGCTGTACCACGCTAACGCTCTGTACTTCCGTGGGTGTTCCATCGGGTAGGATAATGATCTGAGGTTGAGATGGTGTGTTCAACTCGGCGGGTGCCAGACCTTGCGCAGTGTAAGCATGGTTGGAGGCGGCTGTAACAGCCACTCCGTTATAGTCCTTACCTGAGTTATCAATCCGGTCCGCTAATTGGGACAACACCACAGGTGCGTAAACCCCGAGTCTGGGTTCTGCGAAAGTCAAGTCTCTACCGCCGCCCGCCCAGATGTTGATTTGTACTGTTGAGGCGACAGTATCGGGTGCTACTAGCGGGTTGACAACATAGATGCCTATAAGTCCGTTGGTATGGGTACGTAGGGCCATAGCTGCCTCTGCTGTGCTAGATGACGCTGTGATGAGCGTTGCAAGGTCAATGGTGTCAATGTAGTTCAGCAGGTAAGGTGTTTGTGCTGTGTGGGGTATTTCAAATGAAATCTGAGGGTTCGAAGCCACGTCCCACATGATGTTGTAGTTGTCACCGAGGGCATTGAATGCAGGAAGGGTGAGAGAATCATAGAAAGGGTAATAGACTATGGCTAATCTGCCTGAATGTAGAGCTGTCCCTACGAGTTCGAACTTGAATTTGAGGGTTCCGCCCCATTGTCCGAACATTGAGGCTACATATGCCATAGGACCCACATCATATGATTCGTAAAATTGATCGCCAGACGCCGCTATAACAACAGGTGATAATCCTGGAAACACTGGTATTGTGCCAAGGTTTGTAGTCGCTATGGATGATTTTGCCCAGTTAAGGGTTGAAACGATGGTCATGTTTGACACAATATACGAAATGTCCATTTCATCCACTTCGGCGGTGAAATTGCTCGTTTGGTCAATGCAATATTTCGCTGAGTGGGTAAGGCTGAGGGCATTGGAAATGTTGTCAAAGTTGGTTATTGTGGCTCCAGGCTGCGATATAGTGCGAATTGGAGCAACGTCGTTGTTTGGCTTGGCAAAACCAAAAGCTTTAGCTAATTTACTCGCTGCTTTGGTAGCCCAATAAACGGGAGTAGCAATGTGTTGTATTAGCGGTATATGCATGATTTCGCCTGCTATTTCGGAGACTTTCGCAAAACCAGTAGAAATAGAGCCTTTGGCTGCTTGATCTTGTTCGCGCTCAAAGTTACCTTGCGCCACGTAAACAGCGTTGGCTGAAGGCATGCTAAGTTCCACTTCATCGAACCAAGCGCTAACTTGAATAGTTGTACTTTCAGATGTTGATGCGCTTGAGAGTTTGTTTTGAACAACGAAGATGAGTTGGCCTGCTGTAGATTGCTTATTAGTGTTCCACATAGCGAGAATAGAAGAAAAGGGTACCCTAAAGTCAACGGGTAATGGTTGAGATGGGTCAAGCGATACGCCTGATAGACATAAGAATTGCGTCAAATTGCTCGCAATATTGCCTCCACGTTGGGACCTGTACGGATCGAAACAAACCCAAACACGTCCTGCCTGAAAAGTCTGGGAAACAAGGTGGATGCGGAATACACAATCAGCTTTCCAGTATTGAAAGCCTGCGAGTTTTATTAGCTTGTTGGTGTATGCCAATATATCGTGAGGTAAGTTGTAGTATCCAATAATCGTGCCTTTCTCATACGTGGCGTTCCACACTAAAGGTGGTAATAGTGTGGGGCGTTCGAGGATGCGTTTTATGTCCGAGTGAACTTCGTCGCAAGCGCGAAGTCTAGCATGTAATTTATTACAGAATGGGACTATTTCACGCATTGTCTGGTCAGAATCCTGGAAGGTGGTTAGCTCTTGTTGGCGAGCTACGGGGTTATTGGTTGATAAAAGGCCTTGCCCATCAGTATCTGCCTTATGTTGTTGTAGCAGGTTACCAGGGTCTAGTATGGAGCGTTTCGCCCTCTCGGTCTTTGTCTCTTGTGCTGAATTCATAGCCTGTTCGCGCTGCGTGTTATATTCTTGGTCATTCCAGTAACCTCCTATCCATTTACTGGCGGAAGGGTTGGCTTGTATATAATCACGCACGGTGTCATTTAGGGATTTGGTTTGAGGCGCGGAGGTTCCGATAGCTCCGCTTAATATTTTATCCACATTGTTGCTTAATTGGGCGATCTGTTGTATTTTCCACACATTCTAAGATCATATGAGGTGTGGAGTGTTCTCGCGTCGTTAAAAGGGAAGCAGCAGTACTTGGATAGCGAGTGTACCAAGCAAGTTCACACTTCCCAGTCTTTTGGTTTTCTTAGAAGAAATCCCTATCCAGGATTTCTAATCTCTCTGTATTGTGTGAGAGATGCTCATACAAGCCTCTGGCTTGTAAAAACCGCGCCACGCGGTCGCGTATTTCCCCTGTTGGTTGGGTTATGGCCAATTCCTCCATGGCCGTGCGAATGTTATCCATCATGGCTTCTTCAGGATCACGGCTTTTAGTGATCCACAACATCATTTCAACGCAGCTGTCCAACTTGAGCGGTGCTCTCCAATACTTACCTTGGTGGGCAAAACCTCTCTGCAAGAAGGTGCAATTTTCGATCGCGCGAGCTTGTGTCTCCAACGCATCCTTATTCACGGGTGTGTATGTAAAGCCAAATTGTTGTAGGCTTCTACCAATAGCTGTTGATGTAAATTGTGACCGTTCCTTGGATACGCTGAAAATATTGTCGTCGCCGTAAGTCACAAGCCTCACGTGGTGAGCAAAATCTTGAATACCGAAACCAGTAACCTCCCTATAGGCTAGAATGAAAAGGCTCAGATTGACGCCACAATTTATATGTGTCGTGCCGTATGTTCCGCTAGGCAAACCTCCATCCGTCGGATAAATTCTACCACGTGATATATGGTAGGGGAAGGCAACTTGCTCGGCAAGCATTGTTCGAATATCATCATGCTCTGGTTCGTCATACCAGTCATTGGCGACTTTCAAGAAAGCGAGAATTAATGAGGCAGATTCGCTGGTGTCAAAGTTTGCGTAATCCCCATCATCCGCTAAGTCGTCAACCTCTCTCAAGTGATGGACCAATCTTTCCCAATCGAGCCCGTAAGGGTTGATGCCAACGGCTGAGGTGTTGGTTATGCGGTTTCGCGTCATGTGCTGAAAAAAAGCACCATAATACATTTTGAGTAGTAAAGTCAAGTCCATGGGCGAAGCAGAAAACATGCGAGTTTTGACTTTGGTGGGATCACTCAAATCGGTGTGTGCCAATTTTCTTTTTTCATCCTTAAGAGAATCCTTGAATAGGAAGGGCTCGGTCAAAACTCCGTTTCGCAGCTCACATTCTTTTTGCTCTATCCTGTCTCGTAATGATTGCTCGATAGTTTTGTTCTCAACATCGATCCAGCAACGTTTGCCGTAAGCTTTATTGTCAAGACAAAAAGGATAGCCAGGGGATGTTTTCACGCATATCGGTTCCAAATCTTCAATACCGAACGTAGCCTCATCCAAAGTCAACTTGCGCCTCAGTGAAATTTCACCTTTGTAGAAAAAGTGTTTCATGGCATCGATGATAAGATTGTTGTCTTCCACACTCAATTGAAACTTGGGTTTTTGTAACAACGTCATCGTGCGGTCCATTGGGTCTAAGTCTTTATATCTCTTGATAATCGCCGGCTGTTTTTTAGGTTCAAAAATTTCTTGTAGTGGTGTAGGGCGCAAGAGTGTTCTTTCCGGTTCGAATGTTGGGGTCGCATGAGCCACAAAGGGTGTGTTATCGTCGGACAAACCAAATGGAATATCTACGTGCGTTTGTGCAGAATAGGCTATGCTCTTAATCGTGGCTTCCACAATTTCTTGAGTGATGATAAAACCCAACCCGCTCGAGCCGTTCCCGGCTGTATGCATGGCGAGTATTTTCCTGTTCATTGTGGGTTCCAAGATGGAGATGAGGGCACCACAGTCACCGCTCATTGTTTCAAATCCATCATAATGTATGCCATGATTTGCGGCAATCGTCCAGTTTGGCACGTCCTCTTGTACGCTCTCGACTGTAATGAGTTTGGTTGTAAGTTCTCCCCTTCCTACAGTGCGAATGAGATCACCTTCACGCAAAAAGGTAGAGCGCACCGTGTATTTCTTTGATTGTATGTCTTCCGCTTTAACAAAATGACGCACGATATCGGTGTGCGAACGAAAAGTTTTCGGGAGTACGATGAAAGATAAGTCCAAGCTAGGATGGTGCATCAAATGAGACTCAGACTGCCTAATGTAATAATTACGGCTAGCCTTGTCTCGTAGCTGGAAATTGTCAAATTTGCTCAACGCTAAAGCAACGTGCTTATTTAGGATTCCAATCCGCCCGCGCACTAACGTGATGTACCCCATTGTCTTGTTGTTTTCCAAGGTAATCGCGTAAGTGTTTTGTGTGACTTGGCGCATAATATGTTCTGCTGTCGGATCAATTTGGCCTTCTGCACGCATACCATATGCGGGTCGTTTGTGACTTTTAGCTCCATCGCGGCTGATGAATGTTTCGCTTGTTGCTGTGGCGGGAACAATGTAGTCGTCCAAAGAAATAGTTGTTTTGTCCTCTTTGTCTTGGTCGTGATCAACGAATTTCAAAATCCCTTTGACAAAGATCTTGCATATCAAGTATTGAAGGAAGACTGAACAAACTGTTATTCCCAAGGATTGGAAATACTGTGCATGATCGACAAACCATTCTAAGATCTTCGACATGGTGCTCGGCACTTTGTTGACTGTTTGTTTCACAACGGACAAGAAATCTATTCTGGCAATCCTTTGTAATGGTGTTAATTGGGTTTCCCCGCGGCAAATTCGCAAAAACTTCTTGAAATACCAATAAGGACTTCCTGAATTGTTCGATTGGGTTGTTTCGTCGACGTTTGTGTCAATTGTTTTCCCGTACACTTCCTCCAGTAACGCCCTAAGTTGGCGCAGATTTTCATTGCTTACTGGCTCCAGATACATTTCTTCTGTTTGGGTGACTTGTGGAACCAGCGCTTGTGACCGAAACTTTTTAAGCATCGGTGGTTCGCGCGCCGTGCTAGCTCCATTGGAAATGAGTTTGCTCCAGGCGGAATCAAGTTGACTAGGGGTATAGACTTTTGGTGCCAATCTCCTCTGCTTGAGTAGCGTGCCCCGCTCGTCTAGTGCTTTCTCTCTCATGTCAAGTTTTTCGCGTAATAGCCAAACTAACTCATCATAATTGCAAACTTTCACTTTGTAGTCGTCTTGATACAAGTGGAACTCATACACCGAAGTGTCTAGAGCAGTTGTGGGTGCGCGTGGTCTTTCAACGCGTACTTTTACATCTATGCGTCTGGCTAGCGCTTGCGGATATGTGATAGATTTGGCGTCGAAATTTAGCGTGTTGGTAGTGACGACAACAAGCTTAGATCGAAAGAAGCTTTTTGCTTTATCGGATAGTTCCGCCATGGGTAATGGAAAAGGCGCGGTGTTCTTCATGCGGATCATGTCTAAAATTTCAGGATTCGGGTTGGTTGGGGTATCCACCAGCTGCATAAAATCATCTAAAAGAAGTGCTTGTTGTCCTGTATAGCCGTCCCAATAGGATGAACTTGGATTGCGTGTAAAGATGTGGTTTGCAATAGTATCATCGGGTCCGGTCCATGTAATGCGGTCAAATAAGACGTCTTGGGCCAAGACTTCAACTAAAGTAGATTTACCGATGCCTGATTCACCGTACAGCTGGATGACGACTGGTTCAACGCGCGATTGGGACACCTTGTGTGCCGAAGCTAGCGCGAGTCGTTTCCATTCATCTAAAGTGCGCTCGATGTAGCGAACTGCTGGTGTAAAGGCTCGTACTCTGCGCAAATCAGCGTCCTTATATAACCTTTGCAAATCCGAGCACATTTCCATCACTCTCTCACAGTGCGAGCGAGATGTTCTTAGTTTCTCGACTCCCTCTTCCGCTTCGAATATCTCCATGTTCTCAACTAGCGTTTTAAATTTTGTTGAGGCCACAAGGCATTCCTCCAAAACTAACGGTTCGCCATGGACTTTCTCATATATAACAGGGAATAGCTCATTCCAAGTCCTGTGCATAACTGTCGATAGTGATGTTAGCGCTGCTAAAGAGGTACCCATTGCAAATGCTCTTTGCAAGGCGGTGGGTGCTATATTTTGTACGGCTTTCCCAACGCCAAACAACAGGAGAAGGACGACTGTCGCTGCGGATGGAACCCAGGTAAAGTTGGTTTGCGAGAACCAGCCTGTGGCGCGTTTCTGAAGATCTGCTAAGTGGTGTTGTGCCATGACTCCGGTCATCGCAACTATGTTCGTAATTGCCGAAAAACCGATAAACATATCAGTGGTGCGACATAACACCATAAGGTTGGTTATTATTGGTATGGAAAAAATTCCAGCCATAGTCACGAGATCGAGGAGAGGTTTGGTTGGACCAAATGAAACAAGCGAAAAGTCCATCTGAGCAACGTAGCGTGCCTTAAAAGGTTTTAGCTTGTTCATGTAAACGTCGGTCCATTTGTCGCTTCGGGAAAAGATCAAAGTGGTGGGTGTGTGTCCGAAATGATATGTTTCTTTGACCAGTTTTCCAGCTGACTGAAAAACAGGGACAGCTTTCTTCCCAGTAATTGATAGGTCGCATAAATTTCACGAAAATAGTTTGGCACGGAACTGGATTCTCTCTTGCGAACAATTCGCCTGGGCCAAGTACCGTTGCCAACTATTATGTTTCGTTTGTAGAGGAATCTCCCTGACGGGAAGCCCTCCGTAAAAGATGGATAGTTGGTGGATAAGTCTATGCTTATCGGCTTTTTCTGGATCTCTTGTCCAGAATGTGCACTTGTGTTGTTCTGTGCACTTGTATTCAAGTTTTGCATAGATACGTTGGTATGTATCGTCTCCCAGCTGGGCCCTTGCGTAGTTAGCGAAGGCTTTGCGAGTGCAAAACACAAAACCGTTGTAGCTCCTAGGAATAGGAGGTAAATTGAAATGATGGTACAAATGTTGTTGGTCTTCATGTTCTAGCGTGATCTCCCTGAAACTCATTCCTTAATCAAGTTTGACGAAATGAGAATTGTAGAACTATCTAGTATGATTGCGTAGATCGTTGATTGTAGAGATTACACGAGATTTTATCTGCGTGTAGCTGTAGATGAGTAAGACTGCGTAGGTCGTAGAATGAGAGTGCTGCACAAAGTTTCGTAATGTTATCTTTGTGTGGCGATTAAACGTGTGGGACTCCGTAAGTCGTGCGTTTGAGAAATAGTAAAAGTTTGGCTCCG